TTTGCCTTTGCAGTACCATTAGTAAGTGATGACGAATCAGCAATACTTTTTGCATTAGGTGGCATACAAGTAACTGACGTTTTTATAGTGCCGTTTTCGTCCACCCACTTGATTACTCTCATGCCATTGTAAGGCCGATAGTACGTTGAACTATATTTCCAATTTTCTACACCTAAAGAGGTTGCAGTATCGATGTAAGAAGAGACAGAAGATCCAGAAGTAAACCCATTAAAAGGGTCATAATGCGGAGTCCCACTTACTGTAAACTTCTTACCATAAGAAACAACATTCTGACTAGGGATCTGTATCTTTGATCGGTTTGTGGTTGATGTAGTGTCTTGGGCAATTAGTTCGATGCCAAAATAGGGAGAATCACTTGCTGTGTTTCTAAAAATAGCAATAGTGTGTATTCCTAAAGTTGTGCTATCTGTAGTTGGCAAATCCAAATTCAAAACACTCGCTTTATCAACATATCTACTTGCTAAAGGTGTGGAAACAGTTGTATCACCCAACGTCCCACCTCTAGTTGTTCCTCCATCAACTGAAAATTGAATTTTATTATTGTTATAAGTTTCTATTAATACATTGATGTCATTAAAATACCCTGTAATCTCAACAATTGACGATGTTCCAGTGTCGCTAGTCATTATGTAAACGCCACCACTATCGTTTGCTAAACTAACATTTGCACCAGTGACTCTTATCCACTCTCTACCATCAACAGAATAAACATTTTCTCCGTGCGTAGCTGTTTCCTGCTCAAGTAGCTGTAGGCTCTTAAACTTGTGCCGTTGAGAACCAAAATGTCCACCAATTCGAGGATCTTTTATGGGTTTAGAACCTTTGATGTCGGTGTAATAGTAGGATCTTCCGTCAGACTGAGCGGTTCCATAGTTTCCAGAGTGTGATGTAGAACCATCAAGTAACTTCCCAGAAACCGCAGGATACAGAACCCCAGGAATGATGTGTGGTTCTCCCTGATACGCCAGCTTATCTATTTCTGTCTGTTGTGCAGTCGAAACAGGCTTCGCACTGTCTGCGGTGTTATCCACATTACCAAGACCGATATCGGCCTTAACTAATCCACCTGTTGCTTCGTCTGCTAAGTTTGCTAAGTCTCTCGATCTACTCATTTATTCCTCATGCGAAAGCTGCGTAGATGTAGGTTCCACCTGATGCTCCAATAGCAGCGAAATTCCCTGTTGTAAATCCATCACTTGTTGGTTCTAATGTCCAATTAGAACTTGTAAATTCAGCATCTGGGTCATCAGGTTTAATAACTTGCGTTAAAGAACCAGTCTCTCTAAATCGGTCAAACATCCACCAGTTATTAGCACCATTTGTCCTTTTCCCAATAACTAATCGTGGTTTAAATCCTAAGCCAGTTACAGTACCACCATAACTACTTCCAGAATACGTCCCAAAAGCTGACACACCTGACACGGCTTTCCATGCGTACATGATGTAATTCCATCCACTTTTACCAACATTATCTGGGCCAGTTGAGCCAGCCCTTAATGTGACTAAATCCGCACTGGCTGTTTTTATTTGACCATAGGCCGAATCTAATGTAGCCCCTACTTGCTTGTCATCATTACTGTTTAAGTGTAGACATTCATTATCAGCAAACCCTGGCCCTCGCACAATCCAAGGGTTTGCGTTATCTAGATTTTTAATAAAAACAAAGTCAGGAGTGCCATCTAACCCATGTGGGATAGTCCCTTCTGCGTTAGCAGATGTACTATAACCTGAGTACAACGTGACGCTAAAACCTCCGATGCTGTTTACAGATTGTCGTTTGGGATATATGTCAGAACTAGGCCAATAATTAGTTGTTGTTACGAACGATCCATCCTTAATCAATGCACCTGATGTTGGTGTTCTAACCTGAGATGCTTGATCTGTAGTTGGCGCACCTCCTGCCTTCCATGCCCAGCCTATGTAAGTATTTCCATCTGTATTCCAGCTTGAATTATTGCCAAATGTGTATCCGTCCTTATTAAATGAAGTTAAAGCACCAGATGTATAACTAGCCTGAGCTTCATTTGCGTTTGGATATATGCGTAATCCTGCACCTCTCACTGAATCGACTACTTGATGCCAACCAGCCGCATCTCTAGATTTTGTCCAAACTAAATCTGGCTGAAATCCTAGACCAGTAAGTTCTTTAGTCCCACCATTCCCAACATACCTCCGTGCGTTGAACAGAACAGGCTTCCCACCAGCTTTCTTTGTAATACTAACCTCACCTGAACCATTAGAATTCTCATTTACTTCTGTAATTCTTTTATCATCATTATTGGCTTTTGCTTGGATGCGGATGTTTGAAGTTGTGGTGTCAGAACTAACAACGTCTGTCAGTGTCCCTGTGATCGTTGCAGTTTGATTTCCTGCACCCTGATCGTTCAGCGTTAGTCCATTTGGTAAACTATTGTTTATTTCCTCAAAAGCAATGTCTGTTGAATCGGTTGTAGCACCAGTAATCGTAATCGTTCCTACGGATGGGTTCGCAGGAAACATGGCTCCGTAGATTTTGGTGGGTAGTGTTATTTGCCCATCAGTATCGTGATACAAAGAACCTTCAGATGCAGTTTCATCCGAATAAATGATTCTAAAAGAATCTATGTAACCTTTAAGATGATTAGCATCTGTGAACCTTCGGCCTATATAAACAGGGTGCGTACACGCCTCTGTATCACCAGTGCCATTAGCTTCTCTTGCACCATTGATATAACACTCCCAGTTACCTGAAGTGTCTCTTGAGTAACAAAAGTGATTCCACTTCCCATCAATACCTGTCCTTGAAATGACTGTTGCTTCAGAATCCCCAACAGGTTTTAAGAAATAACTGCTAGTACCAACCAAAAAGTAACTTGCATTAGTAGTGTTACCAGATGCTCTCCAATCGTAAAGGTAGGCTGAAACAGGAGTGTCAGGAGCCGTATAGAACCAGAAATCTATAGTTAAAGCTTGGGATGCAGACAATGTGGGCAAACTTGCTGATGTCACTGCATAATCTCCAGATCCATCAAAATAAATCCCAGCACTTCCAGTTGCTTTCTTGCTTGCAGGCCAAGTCATCGCAGGGGCGATACCTCCGTGGGCTTGTGAGTGGTATGCGCCTGAATTGTTGACCAGTGTGGGGGTAATGGTGTGATTAGAGGTAGAACTATCGTCAAAAAACGCACCATCTCCGTGTATTAATAATCTAGTGTTAGCATCAACAGAAGGTGGAGATGTTGGAGCAGAAAAATTAGTCCCTGAATAACGTGCCGTTCCAGAAACCCTAAAACTATCTATGTATCCAGTAAAGGCATAATCGGCCTGAGTTGTATGACCTATGTATTGAGCAATTCTGACATCATTAGTTGAGTAATTATCATTTGTACTTGAAGTTGAAGAATCAGCAGTACCATTAATATAAATTCTAGTTGTAGTATTGTTTCTTTCAACTGCAATATGCGTCCATGTGTTTAAAGGAACGGAATTATTTGCTGTGGTGATCCGTAAAGCAGAGTCGTAAAATCTTAAATGAGGATTTGTGTCATGAAATTCTATAACGAAACCATTGGCCCCATTACTGTCTCTTAAATCAAAAATTTGCCCATATGAGCCTGTTTGACTTTGAGGGTAAACCCAAAAATCAATTGTGTAATCTCCTTGTCCAATTGATGTTGAATTTACATTAGGGATATGAAGATAATCTCCTGTTCCATCAAATTTCCACGCAGAACTATTCCAATTTGTGTGTGACGTTGACCCTCTATTTGTCTTTGCTACAGAGTCATTAACTTGAAGAGCCCCCCCACTAATAGTAGGATTCCGTTCCCAAAATAGATGATCAGACTGATCACTATGAATCAGTAATAAAGTATCATCATCATTAGCAAAACGTACTCCTTTACTTGATCTGCCTTTTGTCATGGGGTCAAAATCAGAGTCATACCTTGCCGTATTTGAAATTCTTATTTCATCTAGGTATCCCCCAAAGATAAGATTAGAGACATCGTAATCTAACTTACCAACAAATCTATTTGACCATGACACTGATGAGAATGAGCCTGTGTTATCCCATTCATAATCTCCATCATCATTTTTTCTAGCTATTCCATTTACATAGAATTTAATTTTTTGTGATTTTTTTACCAAAGCAACATGATGCCATTCACCTATTGCAAAAGGATAATCTACGTTTTTAGAAACTCCAGTTATGGCTATATCATAAGAGTGGTTAGTGTGATCGGCTCTACCATGAATACCAAATCCTTGAACATATCCACCACTACCTCCTGAACCGAAACTTATTACCCCCTGTTCAGCCCCATCTTTTTCAAAGTTTACCCAAAGTTCTATTGTAATATTACCAGTACCAATTGCAGTCAGTGCGGAGTCAATAGTAGAAGCAATATCTAACTTGTCATCAACCCCATCAAAGAAAATCGCAGACTTCCCATCCCCAAAAGGTGATGCCTTGATAGATGCGTGTCCGTTTGCCGTAACTCTGTGACCATTGCCACCAGTGTTGCTACTGTCCTCAATGTCCGTTCCACCAGTTCTGTCAAAATTTAGCAATAGCTTTGTGTTGGAGTCCTGACCTCCTCCTGCAATGGTTCCTCCGTAAGTACCTAAATCTGAGGAACTTACGGAACCACTAAATAAATCACCATTCGCACCTGTTACTGATGAGATTGTTGGGTCTGCGCTAAAACTTTTAGTTGAGTTAAATATGTTTGACGTTTTCTCAGACTTAGTAAGCTTCACATAATAAACCCCACTAAACGTAGAGTATCCACTTTCATTACCTGTCCACGTTGCAGTAATTTCAGTATTACTAGATGTAAGGCTTTTTGTGGTTGCAGGAACCGCAGAACCACCACTAGAGTTGCAGATACTAACGTCTGTGACCTGTGATATGTTTGTGCCTAAATCTGCACCTGTAATGACTAGAGTTCCTCCACCACCTTCACCTGTTGCTTCCGTAGCATTCAGATGCCCTGTTACCCCTGTGATTGACGGATCTACAACTGAAGATGCCCACGTTGTTGTTCCGTTGCTAATATCGGACATCTGAAGAAACTGTCCATTTGCTGTTGCCCTAATGACAGGTAAAGACCATTCATTATTGCCTGTTCCAAATGGGCCACCTGTTGAGGAAGAAACTGCATCTGCAATCAGGAATGAACTGAAGACATGAATATCAACTATGTCTCCTGCACTTGCTGGTGATCCTAAAGTGACTTGAGAAGTGGAGAAGGTAAAATCATCAATTTCCTTTAACTTTACCCCATTGAAGAAAACCTGTAACTCATCACCGCTACCTGAAACTACTGCGAAGTTTGTTTGGTTTGCTGTAGCCGTGTAGCTGTATTTTTTTATCTTAGAATTTGCAGAACTCTGCTTCCCTATGAACGGCATTACGTTGTAATCTCCATAAATGAAAGGGTGACATCTAAATTTGCATTATCTGCATAAACTTTTATTGCATCTGTTGCCTGTAAAACGTACTTCTGCCCACTTAATAGCTCTAAAGAAGTTCCGTCATCTAAATGCACATCTTTAATTGCATTAACATCAGCATTCTGGCTTGCTCCACTATTTGTTGTATCAGAAGAAATAACGACTGAAACCTTGATCGAACTTGTGTGCTTGTTCGCAATCAGGAGTGCAAGAACGATTGATGTCGTTGCGTTAGGTACAGTGTAAATAGTAGTAGGACTTCCACTACTTGTTGCCACACTCGATTTGGTTACTACTTTGAACGTATTTGCCATATCAACCTAACGCCAGAGCAAGGGCCGTAGCCTCGTCAGAAGTTGCAAATCCTGTTACCGCACCCCAAGAAGTATTTCCTGCACCATCAGTCTTTAAGAAATTTCCGTTACTACCTGTAGTATTTGGTAATACAAGAGTATATGAAGCACCTGCGGAGTGCGGTGGTCCTTTAATCGTAACTCCGTGTGAATTTACTTCACAATTTAACACGAATTGTCCTGATCCTTTTGTAGAGTTTCCTTTAAAAACTACTTTCCCACTTCCGTTAGGATCTAAATCAATATCCCCGTTTGATGTTGAAACAATATCTTTCCCATTGACATCAAGATTTCCTCCCAAACTTGGTGTCGTATCATCCTCAACATTAACAAGTAAACCGTTTGCTCCCTGTGGTCCTTGCGGCCCTTGTATTCCCTGCGGTCCTTGCGCTCCTGTATCACCCCTTGGAATTGTAAAATCAAACGTAGCCGCAGACGAACTGCCTGAATTTACTACAGATACATTTGATCCCGCCGATCCTGTTGTTGTTGTTCCTACTGCAATCGTTGCCGCCGTTCCTGTTGCGCCCGTTGGTCCGGTTGGACCTTGTGGCCCAGTATCTCCTTGAGGTCCGACAGTACCTGACGAAGAAACAACTACAGATGAACTACCCTGTGTTACTGTAACTGTTTTTGTTTCAGGGCTTACAATGACCTGATTTTTCGTTTCATTGACAGTTACTGTGTTCCTCATGAACTTACACTTTTATCTAAAGTTACTCTTCCTTCTAATACTCTATCTACAACTGAACCGCTTACTAGTTCTAAATCATACATTGCTTTATCAAAATTAAACCCCGCAGTTGTGGTGGCATTTATCGTTACAACAATGTTGTTACCCGAACTTCCTAGAACAATACTTATTGTGTTGTTTGGTGAATCGGAAGATTCTGTTGATGCGATGACAGAACCGTCAGGTCCGTCTTTAATTTTCATTCTTGCAGTGTAACCGGAAGATAAATTAATTACAGAACCATTGCTGTCTTTATACGATAAATTTAAAGTCAAAGTTGCACCTTGCTCTATCTCAAAATCGTAATTTCCTGCACTCATCGCATGATCCTGAAACTTGTTTCGTTTCTACCTCCACCGTATGAACTTGCATTCGTTCCTTCACTTAAACGTGCTTCATTTAAAATTGCATTAAATTTGTTTAAATAAAGATCCGACTTACTTACATCACGCAAATTTGTTTCTTTCAAATATGCACGTTGTGCCGCACCAAAAACTAAAGATTCATGCCACTCTTCATCAATGTCCGGGGTTGCCGAATCTGATGACATTGCCGTGATTCTTTTGACTCCACGAACAGTGAAATTTTGAAATACTTTTGATGTCGCATTGATATCAACATAAAAGTACTTTGTTTCTTCCGGTAGCGGATACAATCTAAAATTTTGTGCCGTACGATGCGAAATGATCACGGCTTGTGGCTGACCTGTGATCTCTCTCCACTTGGGAGTCAGTCTTTCGTAGGATTGAGTGCGGGAAAAAGGGTTCAATACAAGACCGTGTTCACCACGGATCATGTAACGTGCCGTTGAGCCACGATGTGCGATGCTGTCGATTTCCTGTTCTGTTAAAATCTCAAGTTCTGTCCCGTTTAACGAAACACTCGTGATCTCAGAAATCGTGGTAGGTTTGGTAAAAGACGGACCAAACTTGATCAGACTTACACTTGACGATGTGACTGCCGCACCTGTTTCTTCAAGAATATAAGTGAACGTATTGTCATCAATTCTTGTGATGATAAACGTCCCGTTATAACTTGTCGGAGTTGCTCCGGTTACATTGATTGCATCCCCGGTTGAATAACCGTGAGATGCTAACGTGACCGATGCGGTCTTACCCCCCGCCGAACTAACCGTACCGGAGGAAGATGCCGCAACTCCCAATGCGACTGTTGCTGTCGTTGTCGGTTGCTTACAGATCCTGACGAATTCCGATTGGGCATCATCAATGTATCCGTTCAGATCATCGTCTGACCAATGACGGTTGTCCTGATCCTGAAGCAACGACTCGACACGCTGACGAATCGTTTTTCGATCCACTAATCCTCATCAACAAGAATTGATTCATGTCGTTCGACAGCATCGTCAAGATCCGTTTGAATGATTTTTCCTCCTGCCTTGGGCCACTTAATTACACGAAAACTAAAACGCTTGCTTGGGATCGCAACAAGTTGCTGTCCGAAAACAGGCTGATTGTACTTCGTAGTCACTGCATCATCTAAAACTCTGATGTGGCTCAAAGGTACAACTCGATTTGAGTTTCGTGGAACTAAAATTTTCCAATCACGAACCGTTATTGAAACCGGAGCAGAATCTTCGGGATCTAAATCCACGTTGATGACTCCGAAACCGTCAGGAAGAGTTGAATGTTTCTTTGGATCATACTCCACTGCCACTTGAGAGGTTCCCTGAAGCTGAATGTACTTCCCGGAACCCTTATCAAAATAAGCGTTCGACAATTCCGATTCCTTAAACAGGGATCGTTTTCTTTTGGTTTTTACTAAACCGCCTGCCGTTGCCATATTTATCCTAAAAAAAGGTTAAACCTGCACCGTACGATGTACAGTGCAGGCAATAAAATTAGGCGAGTGCCGCTTGTGACCAAACAATGTTTGGCACAAAAACGTACTCAATCCACACATAAACAACCCCGTCAGTTGGAGCCGCTGTAGCAGAATCCACAGTGATGCGAACTTTATTCGCTCCGTCACCTGAAGAATCTACCATTCCCCAACAAAGGTTGGAGGTTCCACCTGCGGTTTCAAGATCAGCACTTGAAACAAGGTTGTCGTTTCCACTGTCAGAAACTGATCCTGCCTTTAAGACAGAAGTTCCCGAACCGTTCGTGAAGTTTCCACGAACTTCAACCGCAACTACTCTTGCTCCCTCCGGGATCAAGATGTCTATAGTTCCGTCACCGTTGCTGTCCAACGTAAGATCACCGCCTGATTGTCCGTTCCTAGCAATGACATAGTACTTGGACATCTGAGGTACTCGTGATGCATTAACTTTATTACTTTCCACTTCTACCTCCTTTCTTAGGCTAATGATGAAGCGGCTACCTCAATCCTGTAGAGGTAGTCATCGTTGAGAATGATCCCCGCATGAAAAAAATCGCAAAATCTTCAACTGAGGTCGTTAATCTCAGCCCGTCTTTCGACTGCCTTGTATTCCTACAAGGTCGTGACTATATCATCATCCCGGTGGGATGCTCTGCGCTTCGGATCACTTGATCCTACTTCCTTTCGGAATAGTCGATGAAGCTTCCCCGTTTGGGGCTTGCCTGCGGATTGTCCGTTCTGGATGTTCCCGCAATTCACAGAGTTCTCAGTAAACATTGCTGTTTAAAGCCGCCAATTTAATTCAAAACGGCTACAGTTCCCCTCTGGCCCATGGGGTCAGATGGCGAAACCGCAGGAAGAGAAACCTTTGGTCTGAGACTGTCACGACCTGCGAGAGTCGCAGTACCACCGAAGTTCTGAGCCATAATAAGCACAGGATAAACATCCGGGTTGGTTCCGCTTGTTGATTTCAAAGTGTTATCAGAAGCAGTGATGCTTGTAGCCGCATCCGCAAACGGAGTGGCTTGAGTGGTGAGAACGAATCTCACTCCCTTACACTGTCCGATCTCACCTTCCATACGATCTGAAGGATCGGAATACTGTTCTGCCGAAACGAAGCTAGGCAGATTTTCGATGTCCTGACGAAGGTCAGGATGCGTTACTGCAATGTATGCAGGGCGCAAGGGCTGAGTGGCGATGCCGGGAGATGCTTTCAAAAACTCAGTGAGCTTTTCTGCATCATTATTCTCCAAAGTACGAATTGCCACATCGAGCAAAGTTGTGTCTGGAGTTGCGTTAGTATATCCATTGTCAGTCAATCCGACATCATTATAGATGGTCTGACTCACATGGGTTCTAGCATCGGTTGCACCTGAAGCGACTGCATGGGCTACGCTTGTTCCTGCACGGAACACTTTGTAATCCAAAAAGTCCTTCAACTCCCCTGCAAAGGTTCCCAATCTGTCCGTAATTTGGTTCAGAATTGGGTCGTGTGATACCGCCAACATCAAATCAGTCACGTTCACAAAAGTTCCAAATCTTTGGAGCGTTGTGAGATATGTTCGGTGGCTGATTGTGTCAAAATCCGGGGTCACTCCCTCTGCAATTGGAACATCCCTACCTGTATAAGGGATCTTCTCGTACCTTCGGAACCTAAGTTCCAAACCTTCTTTCAAAGGCTTAACGTCACGTTGTGCGAAGCGTGAAAAAGTCAACAGCTTCAATGCTATGGGAAGCATCTTCTGTTGGAACTTAAACGCATCGTTTTTTGACAGCGAACCATAATCACTTCCGCTTACAGTTCCTGTCCCGCCATATGCCGCCATAATGTTCCTTTCTTTATGAGGCTTTTTCTGACATTAAATGATCCCAAAGTTCATCATCTGTCATTCGGGATTCATCGGGTTCTGAAACAGGTGGACTGTTTTTAACAAGTCCTGATGCGGCACTTCGTTTAGAATCACGTTTCTTCTGAAGTTCATCTACAGCCGCAGTCTGTTGAGGATCTTCGTCCTTCTTGCGGAAGGATTTTCCTTCCTCAGTCGTTAGCCATAAATTTAAAACCTGTGCGTGTTTTTCTGCATCATTCGAATTTACAATCGTGTCTTTTAAAACATCGTTTGTGTTTACAAATTCGATGAACTGAGGGTTGTTGTCGATCTCCATATAATCTCCACCAACTTTGTCACGCATCGTCTTGTCGTAACTAGCTAACCACTGCTGAAAGCGCATCTCATTGACTGCTTCCTGCATTTGCTGAAACTTTGTAGATTCATCTTCCGGTAACTTAAACTCCGGTTGAGGAACCTTGGCGAGTTTATGATCGATGAGCTTTTGGACAACTCCCATAACTTCACCGAAGTCATTCATTGTCTGTCGCTCAGAATCGCTCAAATACTCTTCAAGATTCGAAGGATCAGGTGCTTTTTCAACAGGTGCTTCCGCTTGCTTCTTGAAGTTGTTTTCCAACTCAAGTCGCTCGATCCGCATTTGCTGAATCTGCTTTTCAAGATCACTTACTCGTGCATCTGATTCTCTGCGAAAACTCGCAGTGTCCTCATTGCGCTTGTGGTAATCCTTCTCAAGATCCTTGTATCTTTTCTGCCAATCGTGTTCAGGCTCCGGTTCTACTTCAGCTTCTGCTTGAATCTCTTCTGCTTCCGCTTGTGGTTCCTGAACGATTTCAGCTTCCTGAACTTCTTCTGCTTCTTGCTCTAGGGTTGCCTTCTCTTCATTGAGGGTAGACTCCCAAAGCTCATCATCTGTCATTTCAGGTGCTTGAACTTCTTCTGTTTGTGTTTCTTCTTGTGCCATTTGGTGTACCAATTGTTAATTGGGCCATTTAAAATTCAGGTTCACCGTTCCTTGCGGGAAGTGGATGACCTTTCCCTGAGTCGGTCAGGGAACTCAATGATCTCACGATACGCCTGCAACTTACCGATAAGGCGGTTGTATTCTGCGAGATCATTCGGTTCACTGATCGATCCTCGTGCTTCTATCTGAGCGAATATTATTTGTATCCAACCTTCTAATTCCTTCTTTAACGCCTGAAAGCGATGATCTTGACCAAGGCTGACGATATCTCCGTAATTAAGCGACAAGATCTACTTTTCCTTGTTTTTGTTCCGTACGCTTCGTCATCTGATCTGCAACTTCACTGATTGCATTTGCTTCACGCTGACTCATCTGTTCCTGCATTTGCAGTTGTTGCAACTGTGCTTGTTGTGCTTCTGCTTGTTGTTGTTGCATCATTTGCTGTTGTTGCTGAAACTGCGCTTTTTCTTCTTCTGCAAGTAATGCCGACATCGACATGATCCTGCTAGGTCTGAGAATGTTACCTTGCTTGATCAGTTCACTGCGCTCCTTGATCTCTGCTTCTCTTGCATCCTCTCCTAGCGATGCCTTTTCTTTCAACAATGCCAACTGCTTTTCTTTCTCAATCTCGATCTGAGCAAGTCCTTGTTCTTTCTGTACTTCTAATTGAACTGCTTGCTGTGCTTGCTGAACTTGCGTTTGCTGTGCGCTTTGGGATTCCTGTGCAAGGACTTCCTGAGACTTGACTAGATTATTCGGATCAAGATGAAATGCTCTTGCCAAAGGCTTCGCCAACTCACTGAAGTTGAATGCGCTTTGCAACTGCGGTGACTGTCCTGCGACCTGCAAGAAATTCAGTAGCTGAACATTGTGAATCTCATCTGCGATGAATCTCTGATAGCCGTAACACTGTCCTTCGAAGTCTCCCTTGATTGCAGGATCTTCATCATCGACCATAAGCCACCGATAGATCGCCTGAACGGTGTTTGTGATCATCCCGCTCACGCTTCTGACTACAGATGCCGTCAAACGGTTCGAATTCGTGTTCAAAAGCGACATCCCGGTTGCCGTTTTGGTCTGATAAGGTGCATCCTGACCTAGACCGATAGGCGGTAATCCGGTGTCTAAATTCGATTGCTGTTCAAGCAACTGCACTAAATTGATCAATCCGTTTGTAACGTCCGGGATTACAATCGGTTTGAATGCCGTATTGACATCGACTCCGGGCTTCGTCCTGAACTGTCTGCCGGGATAGACACGTTCCGTGTCCTCGCCTGCTTCAAAGGCTCCCGGATCTACGACTGACATCGGGATCGAAGCAAGGTGCTTCCCTTCGATCATCATCGCATAGCTGAAATTGATGACCGACTGTATGTCCCTGATCGAATACCAAATGCCGTCACCCCACAAAGACTCCGGGGATCGTTGCCAATAACACCCGTAATAGGGCATCTGACCGTCAAACGGGTTCTCTGCGATCCGAATGACCTTGTCTCCGATGACGGTGATGACTACATCAAGCATCCCCGACATCTCTCCCGGTCCTAAATCGAGGTATTCCCCTATGTCTTCGGCATCGAGTCTCCCCCAAAACTCAAGGACTTCGAAATCTTTTTGCCGATCATATGCACCCGTTTCCTCCACACGTTTCGGATGCTCTGAACTGTCCTCTCCGCTGACCTTGCCGCTTTGCTCTGAGATAGCTTCCTCGATGCGATCCTCAAAGAAACCCTGATCTCGCTGACCCAAATCCCGAAGTTCAATGCTTGACATGAAACTGCGCTGTATAACAAACTCCGCATCTTGAAAACTCGTTGCTTCAGGAGCCGGGAATAAATTCCAACAGCTAACGAAACTCGCTGTAGGCACAGTTTCAGTTTCGATTTCTGACTCGATGTCATACATCACCTCATCGGTTCTGACGGATTTGTAAACCGGGAAGTTTCTCTGCTTCAAGGTCACTGCCTTTGTAATGCCCGTGCCGAAAAGGCACATCTCTGTAACAATGTCCTGAAGCGTGTCCTGATACCCCGTACGATCCAAAATGTCTCGGATTCGATCTTCCATATTGACCGCCCTCGTATGCAGTTGGTCCCGCATGTCGGGCATGTCTTGTATCTCAGGCGGCACGAATCGTGGCCTTCGGCTAGGCTTTACCGTGAACGGAATACGTCCGTCATCAAGTAGCATCGATATGATTCGTATCGAAGCCGCCTGTACCTGTCTGCGAGTCAGATTGATGAAGATCCCTCTTGACTCCGCAAGTTCGTTGGAACTCTCTATCTCTTGCGGGTAGGTCGCACGATACGCATCGTACGCATCACTCCAAACGAGTTCCGTTTCCTGACGGTAATCCCTTGCCGTGTCGAACTTCTTGCGAACTACCGTTGCAAGATCGTCAAGCGGCATCGATTTGACAACTACTTCTTCTGCCATTAGTTGAATTTAATCGTTCCGTTTGCGAGTCCGTGTTCGACTTCAAGCGTTTCTGCTAAAATCAACGCTTCCTTGAGTTTGTTGACTGCATAAAAATATTTGTCCACATCTTCAGAATCTGCTTGTTTCCACAACTCTATTGCGGACATCATTTCCTGAAATGCTTCCTGAGTGCGTTGTTCAAGACTTCTTAGACTTTCTTTTCCCGCCTGAACCGCACTTATGTACTGTTTCGCCGTAGCCACGTTTTGTTGCTTTGCTATGCATATTCCCGTATATGTTTTTCCGTTTTCGATAGCGACCACTATCGTTTGCTGATAATTCCGAAAAAGAAGACCCGCTTACTTTCGTGATCACTTCTTTTTCTTTTTACCGTTTTTTTTCATAGGTTTTTTGCCGTACATCGCTTCCTTATCTTTAAATTTGTGGTGCGGCTCCGGGAACAAGGGCGAAGGCAGTACCGAAGCCGCTAAATGAGGTTAGGTGGTCAGGTAAATAACCTCATCTAAGATGAGATCATAATATGAAGCGTACGCAACTAAAATCGATTAGATTCGTGCGGGATGAAATAAATTAATGGCAGGTTGACCGAAGGAATAAGACCGGGGAGTCGGTGTCATGTAGGGGTACATCTTGCACCCGAAGGCCGCTATTGCAAGGGCCATAACGCAGTCATCATGACACCCGTGCTGTGCCTGCATCTTACCGGAACTAACATTGACAAATGTCTGCAATTCATCGATTAGAATCGTGGAATATAGATTAATTTCACGCTCCCGAATCAACTCTTTTAAGAAATCAATGATTAACGGTTTCGACTTTATGGTCGTGTGAAAACCTATCTTTTTTGCAGACCGATTACTTCTTTCATCTAATATTTTTTCTGAATAAACATTCGGATATCCGTGAACATCCACTAAGTATTTTAACGTTACTAAACCGTGATTGTTCCGCTCACAAAGGATCATTGCATCTTCATAATATCGACCCAAAGTCTTCAACTGCCACGCAAACAAATCCGGGTCAATTCGGGTCCGAAGCATCGCACATTCTTCATAAGTCTCTGCATCTAAAACCACTGCCACGGAATAATCAGAATCCCGCCCGATCTCGATCCCTTCTGCGACATCCGCTCCGATCCGATACTGTCTTGCAGGATCAGGCTCCCGGTGTACCTCTAACTCCGTGTGATTCTCATCTGTCTCTAAGATGTATTTCATCCCGATCCCGTCATCCTTGTATATCTTCACCGGGACCGTGAAACGTCTAGGCGGCTTCTCTCGATATCTCGACTCCGACATCAAGACCAACTCGTTCAATGACTCTAAATTGAATACCGACCTTCCTGTCGAAACAAAGGCTTCCCGCCAATGGGAAGGATACTCCTGATGAAACTTCAATAAATCGCCCTGACACTGAGTGTCGATATACGTCCTTCTCCACTGTAAATTCTCTAGGGTCACTTCAAACTCAAGCGGGGTGCTTGTCCCGATGTCATAAGACACCTTGTGACCCAAAAGCTTCTTCTCCTCCTCTCCACCGTATCTCTTCTCTGTTCCTAAACTGTTCTCAAAACGAAGCTTCTCCTGTTCCGATTTGAACGCCTTCTGATAATAGGAATAAATAAACCACGGAAAAAACGCATCCTTGAACCCGGAACTCCCCTCAACCGCATCTACCCACAAGTCATAAAACAAACCGCCGACTCCCGAAGCCGTAGACTCCACAATCACCTCCGTCCCGTAGCCTGCAATCACACAATTGAGAAGCCCCAAAAAGTAATCATCGCCGTTCTCTCCCCACGATGCGACCTCCGAACAATGAAGAAAATCAATCTGTGATCCCCTCACCTCTTTACCGCCCACGGTACACAACGAATACTCCGAATTTAAACCGCCTGTCTCTGCACCAAAGACCAACTCCCGTTTCCCGGAATAACGCTTCGAAGGCTTGATCTGTTCCGGGTAGTTCTCTTCAAAGATCTTCGTCATTGCAAACATCGAATCCGTGGCTCCCTTCGAATGCGTTGCAATCTGACAAAGCTTATTGAAATTCATCACGACATTATGAAAGAACCGTCCCTGAACGTATGAAGAAATCCCGAAACGCCGTGCCTTTAATACAATGATCCGCACATGCTCCTCTTCCTCAAGCATCTGCTCACACATATGATGCAGAATCAACTGCACCTCATTGAGCTTGAACGGGACCAACTCCCCGGAACCGAAATTCTTGAGCTTCAGACAATGCTCAAAGAATAAATTCTTATCGGCCTTCAGTCTTCTCAGATACTCTAGTGCCGCTTCCGCTTCCTGTGGACTCTGTACTTTCTTTCTTGGCATCCCTTAAATAGCCTTCAAGCTGTTCACGTTGCTTTATTGACCGCCTCGCAACTCCGTCAAACTCTTCGGACACGGCTTTTCGATATGATAAATACGACACTTCGGACATAGATCCCCCTTCGGTTCCTTCTCGATGTAACGCAATTCGGGCCACCTTTCTTCAAGATTTGCCGCAGTTTTTACCGTACGATTCAAAACATCCTGATGTTTTAAACGATCCTGCAAATAGAAGATCGCTTTTTCAATATCCTGCTTGAACTCACCTTTGCGACCTGCACGGGATATGTACTTGAGCGCACATCCCAAATGATAATCAAGATGCCAATCTTTGATGACATCAAGTGGCTCATGCCTTCGTCCCGCAATGTAGTGCTTCGGTTTGTTCACCGGATCAAACTGCGGGATTCTAGGGTCAATCGGGTTCTCGCTCATTGTCTATCCTTTCTAAGATCAAAGGGGTTGTCTCTCCGATGTAGGCTCCCTCAATATTAAAAGAAACCCACTCTTCCGCTTCATCGAACGTCATTCCGTCCTTCTTCATGAAATTCTCAACGAGCTTGTCACGATCATAAACGACAAGCGGTTGACTGTAAGAATCCCGCTTCGTTGCAATCCCGACAATTGCTTCATCGCAATCGGTCCACAACTTCAACTTCTCCTCGTGACAAATCTCTTCAAAAGTCTCTCGATCAATCATTCGCTGTCGCTCCACATCTCTGCGAGTTCTTCTTGAGTCACATAACTTCTTCCGGTGAACGTAATGTTGTTCTCATAAATACAAATCTTGCCCTTGTTGTGTGCAGGCTTGCTGTTTGGCCTTTTTCTAGCCCCGTAGTTCCCCGGTGTGATGTTCTTCATGCCCTGATACCTACCCCAACATCCGCATGAAGTCGTTTCGCCGCTTCTGACACGCTGTCTTTGAATGAGTTTGCGAGTGCCGCAGGAACATTCATAGAGGTGATAGGGTTTCCGGTTGCGGGTTTCTTGATAGCCTAAGTCGCTGAGTGTGGGTCTGATCATGATTTGGTTGTGGTAGAAATGCCCCTACCTCCTCTGTGTATATATGTATGCATTAGTTGTTGTTGGTGGGGGGGGGTCGTGTACCTTTTACAGGTATTTTTATTCATTTTTATAACAGTATCTTGAGTATTAGTTATCAGGTTCATGTTCAATCACTTTTGTATCGTTTGATTCCAATTGTTTGAGCAAGACTTCAA